GGCTTATAAAAGAATTTTCAGAGGTATCAAAACAATACTGGAGAATTTTTGCTACATCTAGTGGTGGGCTTGTAGGCTTATCTGAAATTTTATTTGGAAAAAAATTATCATTTGAAATAAATCCTGATTTAGGTATAAGTGAATCTGAAAAGTTTGGTACAGACCTTATAGAAAGTTTAGGAGGTGTGCAATTTGCTCTTAAAAGACATCAACCCATAAAGACTATTGCCTTAACATTTTCAAGCATTTCTAACACCTTTAAAACAAGCCTACAATCAATGCAGGATGAAGTGCAAAATTTTAAAAAATTTATTTATAGTGAAGATGGAACAACTGGTCCGTTTCATTATGTTAGACTAGGTAAACCAATAGATTTTAAAGAAGTATCAGTAAATAGATTTTCTTGTACAATTAATTTAGTAGAACAACTTTCATGATTTTATTTTTCATAAAAAAGTAGTAAATTTGTCCCTATGGCTGGGAAGAAGAGGGTGTTTGCTCCAACGTTCATCCTGATATTCACAACTATACACCTTCCCAGCCTCCCCTTTCCACATACCCTTACATAACCCTAAAGAAAGTCCTTGCATGGTAAATTTATTGGTTGTAATATTGTAAAGTGAATATTAAAAATAAACTTGGAGGTTTAAATGAACTATATTCAAAAATCTAAGATAAAATCTTTGGTAAGAGATCAAGGTTTTAGACTTAGCCCAGATGCCTTTGATGGCATAAATAGATCAGTAGAAAATCTAATCAAACAAATGCTAACTAAGGTACAAGCTGATGGCATGAAAACTTTGATGGGTCAGCATACTGGAGTATCAAAACCAAAACAGCAATCAGGTTCAAGCTGTAAGAAATGTTGTAATATCAAACCACAGTTTTTACAATGGGCAAAGACTACTCAGATGTATTGCCATGATCAAGCTGTAATACTATCAAGGAAGGTGTAATAATGAATAAACCAGTACATACCCTAATGGGCTTTAAAATGGATGACAATCATGAGTTTTTAGTAATTGGTGCATGGTGTTGGGGATCAGGGAAAACTATTGAACAGGCTATGAAAAATGCTAGTGTTAATGGAGATGTCAAAAGGTGCTATTGCAAAATAGTACCTATTGAAAAAAAGACTGGAGGTAGATGGGAAATTTGCAACATTACAGGAGGAATTACAGTATTTGATTCTAAGACATGGAAGCACAAAGAAAATAAAGTGTTTAATCAAACATGGAACAAGGCTTTTCATGTTGGTGGTAATAAGCGTGGTAGAGTTGTTAAGTTTGGCTTTAACCTATTTACAGAAGGAGGTGAGTAATGAAAACACTTCATGGAACTTTTAGTAAAACCTTAGAAACTGTTAAGGTAGGAGAGATAGTTGATTTAGGTCTTAGTAGGTATTCTTTAGGTATTTGTGTATATGTAGATGGTGAAGAAAATAAGCGAGATTGTGTTATTTTTAACAATGTAAAAAAAGATGGTGCAAAAGGTAGGTTTTCTCACAGTTTTTTAAAATTTAATAATGAATGGGATTCTTTGCATCCTTATACTGAATGGAAAAGGAGGTAAGTAATGGAAAGTTATTTTACTTGCTTACATTGTGATAACAAGTTTACCAAAGAAGATATGGATGTATTAGAAAATTTATGTTATGGATGTTTAAAAGATGAAAGGTATGTAGTAGAAGTTGAGTTTGATCATCCAGAATTAGATTGGAATGTATTAGTTGATAATGATTTACAGTATCTTGTTAAAAGGGTCAAGGAGGCTCAAAAAGTAGGGTTTGATACCTTGATAGGGGCTTGTCCTAATCTTAGGGTTTTAAAGGTAAAAGACAGGCTAGAAGGGTATAAAATACCAGTTAATGAATTTAATCTTATGTTGGAGGAATTATAATGCCATATCCATTTTTACAAAAACATTCTGAAAAGCAATATTTGGATTTAGAAACAAATTACTTAAATCTATTTAATGCACTATCTTCATTGCTTACAATTACTGAAGGTGAAGATTTAAATTCAGATTCACAAAGACTATCACATTTTAATTCCTTATGTACTAGAATAAATGAGATAGTAGCTAGATTTTCAAAAGTTACTGAGCAGGTTCAGACCTCCAAGTTCAAAGGGGACTCCGCAACTACATCCTCTAAATCTGATCCTGCTTCAGTAATTCTTTTATGGGTTGATCAGGAAGAAAGGGGATTAATTGTGGAGGCACTAGAAAATTATGCCCTTTTGCTTGATGATTATAAAGTATCTGATAAATTTACTAAACTAGCAAATGAAATAAAGGAGGGTAAACATGAAGAGTCAGAATAAACAGATAAAAGAGTATTTAAATCATGGTAATAAACTTACCAGCTTGGATGCTTTTAATATGTTTGGTTGTATGAGACTTGCTTCAAGAATCAATGATCTAAAAAATGAAGGTATGCAAATAGGATCAAAAACAATAGTTGCTTTAAATGGTAAAAGGTATAGCCAGTATTATGCTATAAGTCCTGAAGGTAATAAAAACCAAATGAGTTTAATATGAGATATTATTGGGAAGCACTTTTTAGTGTAGAGTATTTTCCTTATTGGGAATTTACTATGTTGATGATCTTATTATTAAATCTTAGTATGCTTTGGAGGATGCACAGGATTGAAAAGAAAATAGATAGTTATGATGGTTTGATGGGGTATTATGTTGAGTTATTAACTGACATAAATAAAAGGTTAAATAATGATAATAATTGATATAAGTGAGTATTTACTAAATGGTTTATTATTATTAGCTGTCATTCATTACATAATGTTTTTAATTCATAAGTTGGGAGGAAAAAAATGAATACCATTATAGAATATATTTTTAATTGGTTAGATCAAAAATTACCAATAGTCATAGTACCTTTATGTATTATGATGTTAATTAGAATATTTTATCAAATCATAAAACACTAAGGAGGAATAAATGGCAGATAGACCATTATTGGAAATACCTAAAAATCAATCAGTAATAGTCACATTAAAGTTTGATGAACCAAGAACTGGAGTAAATCAGAATGGACCGTGGCAATTATACGGTGTAAATCATGAAGGTGTAGAAAAGTCATATTTTGCATCAGAAAAAGCTCATGAAATGCTACAGCATTACAGCAAAGGAGATACAGTAAAGATTGAGCATAAGCCTACTGGTGAAGGCAGATCAATGTATGTTGTAAGTCCAACAGATGCAAAGCCAACAAGCAAACCAGCTTCTAATGATATGGCAATTAAATGGGGTATGGCTTTTAACAATGCAACAAAATTGGTTGCTTCTGAAAAGCTACATCAAGAAACTGATGTAAACGACAAAGTAAAATTAATTGAAATGATTATGCCTGATATGTTTAGAATTGCTTGTAGTATGCCTGATGAAGTGCAAAAAAAGGATGATGATGACTTACCATTCTAAAGAATACAAAAAGAACACACTTGGTAGCTTAATTAGATTCTACAAAAGCTTGTTAAAAAAAGGCTTAGTAAGGAAAAAAGGCTCAGCTTATCAAAGGATGTTACAGTTGCAACTTAGATATGATAAGGGTACAAAGTGACCAAACAGCAAAAAACCAAGCTAAATAAATTAGTAAGGGAGTTTGTTATTCTAAGGGACAAAAGATGTTTGAGGTGTGGCAAGTCTAATAATCTTCATGCCTCTCACATCTACCCTAAAGGCAAATACAGAAAAATGCAGTTTGATGTTGATAATGTTAAGGCTTTGTGTTTAGGGTGTCATCTGTACTGGTGGCATAAAAGCCCTATAGAGGCTAAAGAATGGGCAGAAAAGACTTTAGGTAAAAGGAGGTTAAGCAGACTAAAAAAACAAGCTAATGCAATAAATAAAAATAAGTTAGATTATAAACAGTTAAAAAGTGAATTAGAAACAAAAATAGGAGAGTTTAATGAATAATGTTTCAGAAGCAGAACAAGCGCTCTATAAATCATTAATATCTACAAAAGATGATGTTATACAAATTTGGAAAAATCAAATAGAAATTTTTTCAAGACTTAATAAAATTGAAGAAAAAATAAGAAAGTTGGAGAAAAAAAATGGCTAAAAGATTTATTGATACAAAGATGTGGGATAAGGCTTGGTTCAGAAAGCTATCACCAAAAAATAAATTAATATGGTTGTATTTACTAACCAGATGTGATCATGCTGGTATATGGGATGCTGATTGGGATTTAGCAGAATTCATGATAGGTGAATGGGTAGATTATGATTCATTACCTGATGAAATAAAGAATAAAATGAAATATATACAAGGTGAGGATCAATATTATATACCTTCATTTATTGAATTTCAATATGGTGAATTGAAAGAAAACTCTAAACCTCATTTAAGTGTATTAAAAAGATTAAAAGATAAGGGTTTACATAGGGTATCACATACCCTTAAAGATAAAGATAAAGATAAGGTTAAAGATAAAGTAAAGGTAAAAGATAAAGAAATTAGGGAAAAAGAATTTTCTGATATTGTAAAAAAAAAAGCAGTAGAAGTTGAAAACATATCTGATGAACAAATTAATAATTTTATTTATTACTGGACTGAATCTAATGAAGGTGGTAAAAAGATGAAATTTGAAATGCAGAAAACCTTTGATATAAAAAGAAGATTGGTAAAATGGAGGGATAATAATATTGAATGGGGAAAGACTGGTAAAAAAGCTAATGATTCTTTTGAATCTAAATTTAAAAAATTATCATCAGGACAAGGTTTTAATGCTTATTGTAGTAAGTGTGGGGCTAGAGAATTTCCTAATAAGTTTCAATTAAAAGAAGGTTCAAGCTGTTGCAGAGTAGAGTATGTCCCAGAAAGAGCCTGAACATATAATAGATTATATAAACAGAAAGACTTTGAAAGACCCAAAGGCTGAATATTGGAGACTATACACAAAAAAAGCAGTAAAAGATAAAGTAGATAAAACTATATTTAAATGCAAATCATGTAATAAGGTTTGGGGTATAGTATCAAAGTACATAGACATTAAAAAATATATATATTATCCAAAAGATGTCATGCCATCTATAGGGAAAAAAGAAAAGATGTGTCCAGTATGTAGAGGATTAGAATGAAACAATTTACATTATTTAAAGCCAATAAAAAATCTGATGAAAAATATACTAAGAAAATACAAGTACCTTTATATGAACCAAGAAATAAAAAGCCTCATGTATTAGAGCTTTATGATAAAGAAAAACATGATAAGCTGGTTGCAAACATTCAAAATTCAGATATACCTGAAGAAGAAAAACAATTTCTTATTAAAGCATCTACAAGGCACATAGTATTTAATTATGAAAAGATAGCAGATTATTATGCACATTCATCAAAAGAAGTTCAGGAGCTTATGGAGGAATCAGCATTAGTAATTATTGATTTTGAGAAAGCATTAGTAAATGGTTATGTAACTTTATCAGAAGATATTAAAAAAGGATATATGGAAGAATATGGTGAAGAATGATTTTTGTGTATTTATTATAAGTAATAATAGACCTAATAAGGTATTAACTTATGATACATTGAAAAAAAGTGGTTATACTGGTAAAATTTTTTTAGTAATTGATGACCAAGATAAAACAGTAAATCAATATAAAAAAACATTTAGTAATGTGATTGTTTTTAGTAAACAAAAACAAATAAAGAATATTGATCAAATGGATAATTTTAACTACCAAAGATCAACTGGATACGCTAGAAATAAGTGTTTTGAAATAGCAAAAAATCTTAAATATAAATATTTTATTGTTTTAGATGATGATTATAGAGGCTTATACTATAGAAAAGTAAAAAAAAATAAATTAGCTGTTGTAAATATAAAAAATATGGATATAGTCTTTAATAGTTTAATTAAGTTTTTAAAAAACACCCCTACCAAATCTATAGCATTAGCCCAAGGTGGTGACTTTATTGGGGGTGTAGAAAATGTTTTTGCAGTCAAAGGAGGGTTAAAAAGAAAAGCAATGAACAGCTTTGTATGCTCTACAGATAAACCATTTAAATTTTTTGGAGGATTAAATGAGGATGTAAACACTTATTTAGTTTTAGGTAAAAAAGGTTATCTATTTTTCACTACACATTTAGCATCTTTAAAACAGAAACAAACTCAAAAAATTAATGGAGGAATGTCTGAGGCATATAATAAAAATGGCACTTATGTAAAAAGTTTTTATTCTGTATTATGTTCACCTAGTTCAGTCAAAATATATATTTTAAATACTAATCATAAAAGAATTCATCACAGTATTAAATGGATAAATGCAGTACCAAAGATACTATCAGAAAGACATAAGAAATATTAAACCCTATATAAACCCTTAAAAAACCCTTTGACATTATAATATTTTGTTATATATTTAGTTGTGAATATTAAAACAATAACAAAGGAGTTGAACATGACATTAAATACTTATCTAAAAATAAATAACTTTGAGAAAAAAGACCTCACAATATTGTTTAGTGTTGGTTGTGTATTGAATGTTAAAAATGGTGATACATTTCCATTAATGGATGATAGCACTATTGATTTTAGTGATGATGAAAGAATGAATGTAGTTACAGAAGAATTTGATGAATATTGGTGGGAAACTTTGGCTAGTTGGAATGGTGATAAAGCTATAGTACTTGACACAATAAAAAATCTTAAAAATAAATAAGGGGTAAAAAATGAATAAAATACAAACTAAAAAATATGAGCTTTTTCAAAGTTTTCCTATGACATGGGAAACTGTTTTATCAGGTGCAAGTGAAGATGAAATTTTTAAAACTGTTCATCATGAAATTGCTGAAATGGAATTAGAAAGAAGAAGTAGGGACACTTTAAAAGAAAGATTTGCAAAGATAGACGAAACAAATGAATATAGATTATGTGATCTTATTCATAGTGGTGATAAAATCTTAATTAAAACAACACCTAACGTTATATCTAGTTCAATAGTCTTAGAATATACTAATACAAAATATGATGTTGAGTCTGAAATACTTTCTATTAGAAATTGTGATGGTGCTTGGAGGATTCTTGCTAATATGAATAATAGTCATAATGTTGAGGTTTTAGTTCAGGTTTGGGATAAAGATGGTGAAACTTATGAGGAAGTTCCATTACAGAATAGCAGACCTTATGAATATAGATTAGAAAAAGGTGTATTTAATTAACTAATAAACAGAAACCAATCAGCCCCTTAAATGGGGCTTTTTGGGTATAAAGAATATTTAAACAAAAATGGAGTTAAAAATGAATAATGAAATATTAAATTTGGCAAGAAAAATAATTTTTAAAGGATATAGTGAGTTTGTACAACATCCAGAATCTGCTAAAGCAATAATCTTATTAGAAGAAGCAATTAGAAAAGAAAATGAAAAATTAAATGGAAAAAATATTTATTGTCAGCATGGTCATACAAAATGTAATTGGTGTGAAGATAACTTTATGCCATTGAATTATGATTATAAGACAGCACAAAAAATGATGAATATTGGTAATAGTTAAAAAAAATATATCATATAAAAGAAGCCTCAGTTAATTCTGGGGCTTTTTTGTTTTATAGCCTATTGGAGTATGCTCAAAAAAAAATAACAGCATACTGTAGTATATTATTCAGACCCAAAAAGATACAAATAAGGGTTTAATCAGTATTTTACTTTATATAAACATTTATCTAAATTATAAAGCATAAAAAACAAGGAGACTATTATGCCTTATCACTATGGTGGATCAAAGAAAAAGAAGAAATCTAAAGGAATGAAAAAGAAAAAGACTAGAAAAATTGTCAAAAGAAGATAAAGGTATTGTGCTTACTACTGAGTTAGTAGGCATAAGAAACTTAAAGACTACAGGCAATTACAGGCTGGAGTTTGATGTGTTTGAGATAGACACCCACAAAGTAAAAGAACTAATAGATAAGTTAAATAAGGCTTATGTAATGGCATTGGTAGAGTATGACTAAACAAGGGGAAAACAAGGGGAGTCAGTTCCAAAAGGGTAATGAGATTGGTAAAGAATATAGATGGAAGAAAGGACAGTCTGGAAACCCTAATGGTAGAAGAAATGCTTATACTGATCTAATAAAAGAATTTAGCTTTACTAAGAAAGGTGAAAAGGAAAGAAGGGAAGTAGTGGTGTCTAAGCTATTTCAGTTAGCAGAAAGAGGTGATCTAAGGGCTATACAGTTTATTGTAGAAAGGTTAGAGGGTAAAGCATTAGACAGGCAGGAAAGGGTAACTAAATCAGAACCAATACAAGTAATGGTAATAGATGATGGCTAAAAGAAAATCAGTATCTACAAGGCTAGGAGCATTAGCAAGAAAGCATAAAATATCTAAATCATCTTTGATGAAGGTATATAAAAGAGGTCTAGGAGCCGCAGTAAGTAGTGGCACTAGGAAAGGGATGACACCTAGTAGCTGGGGTATAGCTAGGGTTAATTCATTTATAAAGATAGTAAAGGGACAGAAAAGAATTAAACATGATCCTATATTAGCTAGGAAAGAAAGGAAAAGAAGAAGGAAGAAATGAAAGTTAAGGGTGTAAGTGTAGATGGATTAACCAAGAGGCAACAGATGGCAATGGCTAGACACTCAAAGCATCATACAAGAAAGCATCTAAGGGCTATGGTAACTGCCATGAGAAAAGGCAGAACATTTACACAATCTCATAGGATAGCACAAAAGAAGGTAGGCACATGAGAAAGAAGAAGAAGATGAATAGAAGGGTAGCCAAAGATAAGACCTATAAGACAGTACCTAAGAAATATCTTACTGGTACTACTGGTGTTAAAAGATCACAAAGGGCTAGAGATATTGCAAGGATGCAAAGACTTTATAAGCAAGGTAAGAAAATTCCTAAATCATTATATAATAGGATATTTGGTTGATCAACTGGACTTTAGATAATACTAGAAAGAAGATACTTGCTGATGAATCTCGCTTTAAAGTTTTAGTATGTGGCAGACGGTGGGGCAAGACTGTATTGAGTTTGATGTACTTGATGAAAGATGCCTTTGAATCTAATGAAAGAAGATGGTTCATAACGCCCACGTATCGGCAGGGAAAAATGATAGTATTTCCTATACTTAGGCAGATGTTTGCAGGGTTTCATGATGCTAAATTAAATGAATCTGAAATGAGTGTAGTATTTAATAATGGTGCTGAATTATCAGTAAAGGGTGCTGATAATGAGAATAATTTAAGGGGTGTAGAATTAACAAAAGCAGTAATGGATGAAATGGCATATATAAAGCCCCATGTATGGGAAGAGATTATAATGCCTATGTTAGCCACAACAGAAGGTAAGTGTTTATTTATTGGTACACCTAATGGCTATGATGCTATGTATGATCTATACATGAAAGGTCAATCAGAACCAGAATGGAAGTCATGGCAGTTTACAACATTAGAAGGTGGCTTTGTATCTAAAAAAGAAATCAACCTAGCCAAAAGAACTATGGATGAAATAGTATTTAAGCAAGAGTTTGAAGGGTCATTTGAAACAACAGGCAATAGAGCCGCATGGAACTTTGACAGGCAGATACATTGTGTAAAGGCAAAGCAGTTATCTAATAAGCTATGGTGGGGTATTGATCATAATGTTGATTACAATACTGCTGTATTATGTTCTGAGTTTACTGATGGCACTATACATTTTTATGAAGAAGTAAGGCTAAAGAATAGCAATACAGATGAACTAGCTATGGCTATGAAAAAGATAGCACCTAACATAGAGTGTTATCCTGATCCTGCTGGTAAGAATAGGTCTACTACTAGCAGAAGGAGTGACCATCAGATATTAAGAGATCATGGTTTTATTATTAGGGTAAAGAATAGACACCCTAGCCACATAGACAGGCTAAATAGTTTAAATAGAAAATTAAAGGATGCAGAAGGGAAGATAGGAATGACTGTTGATCCTAAATGTAAATACCTTGTAAAAGATTTAGAGCAATGCCAAAGGGACAAAAAAGGCGGACTAGCTAAAGATAACATGGAACTAACTCATGCGCTTGATGCGTGTTCGTATGGAATAGAATACAAGTTTCCTATTAGAAGAATGATAGGAACAACTAAAAAATGGTAAGAGGTTGATATGTTCAATTTTGGTAAAAGTGTTAATAAGATTCTGATTCCTGATTTATCAGAACAGGCTGTATTAAAAAGTGTAGTAGATGCTGGGCAGAATTATTTAGCTCAACAAAACTATGATATGATGGAGTCATTAGACTTTTATTATAATCAAAATTTGGATAAGCATATAGAACAATGGTTTGCAAGTGAATCATTAAGCCAAGTACCTCCATTTTTAGGCACTTGTGTTCCTAGATTTGCAAAAGCCAGAATGATGATTTATAGGGACTCTGCTAAAAGATTATTAGGTGGTGAAGTAAATGATGACTATAATAAACTGGCTTATAGATTAAATAGTAAAGTGAGGGAACTATCTGAACTAGCATGGCTATTAGGTTGTTGTCATTTTAAAAGCCATTACAATGAAAGAAAAAATAGATTGGAATATGAAATACTACCTAATGTACAGGAGTATTATGTAACTGGTGAAACAGAACCTTTTGCTTATAGTTATGAAATAGAAAGTGTAGACCCAACTAGAAAAAGATTTGTCTTTTGGTCTGAAGAAAGAGATGGTGTAGAGGGTATGCACTTTGAATATGATGAAAAGGGCAGTAGGTATACAATAGGTAACAACTCTGAAATGATAAACCCTTATGGTATAGCTCCTATTAGTAAAGTAATGTTTAATAGAGCTTCATATGATGTCACTAGGGTTAGTATGCACATTATGATTGCTATGACTGAAATAGCTTTGTCAGTAAGGTTCAGATTAGGTCAGCCAGTATTTACAGGCTTAGAAGATGGGCAAAGTAAATTATCGGCTGGTATCGACAATGCCTATATACTTCCTGAAGGGGCATCTTTCAACTATGTAAGCCCAAGTGGTAGCCTTGTAGAGATGATAGAAGCAGTAAAGTCTATGGCTAATCAGGTTGCTGAAAACAATCAGCTAAGAATTAGGTGGGGTGAATCAGGTGGTAATGCACCTTCTGGTGAAGCATTAAGAATTATGGAGATTGAAAACCTTGAAACAAGAAAAAGTGATATTCCTGTATTTAGAGAATTTGAACAGCAAAGATATGAAATAGATAGAAGAATTTTAGAAGTGCATAATGTTGTTAATTTACCAGAAGAATATTCTGTAGACTTTGGTGAAATATCTTTTCCATTATCTCCAAAAGAAGAACGTGAAATGCTTAGTTGGAAATTGGAAAATAATATAATAAGTCAAAAAGATTTACTTTTATTTTATAATTCAGATATGACTGATGAAGAACTTGAAATGAAACTATCTGGAATTATGGAAGAAAATCAAACAGTAGCAAACTCACAGCAACCACAATCATCTTTTCAAAGAATACTAAATGGCACAAGTCCAACCAGCAGTTAATTCATTTGTAAAAGATATAGAAAACTTAGAAAGAAAATTTCAAGGAAGGCTTAGAACTGTAGTCAGGGGATTGGGTGCAATGTCTGATTCCCAACTTATTACAGCAGTAGGTCAGCTTAATCTTTTTAATGAAATAATTGAACAAGGATATGGTGATGCCCTAAACAATTTGGATGCTGAATATGAAAAAATACTTGCCCAAGCTGTTGCAGAAGCTACTAAAAGAGGACTCACCCCATTAGGTGGGGCTGGTTTGCAAGGCTTGGAAACATTAAGGGATTTGAATACAGCAGAACTTTTAGGAAGTGCTAGAGCTTATTCTAATAGATTAACTACCTCAATATTTCAAAACCTTTATGCTGGAGTATCTATAAATGACACTATATCAGCACTTGAAGGAATACCATTAGCAGACTATCAATTAAATACAACTACCTATACAAGTATTAAGACATTTGATGATACAGCAAGGTATAAAGTATTTGAAGGTCTTAATGTAAGATGGACATATTTTGGTCCATTAGATTCTAAAACTAGAGATACTTGCAGAGCTACAAAAGAGAATCAACCTAAAAGAGGTTATACAGAAGAGCAGGTTTTATCTTCAGATACACCATTTGGATTTAGAGGTGGATTTAATTGTAGGCATAGTTGGGAAGTAAAGTAATGAAAGCAGATGATATAGCAAAACAAAAAGCAAAAGACTGGTTAATACTAGGTGGTAAGCTAGTTACTAGAATACTTGAAGATACAGACAAAGGTATAAGTCAGGATGGTGATGGGTTTACAAAAGACTTTCCTCCATATTCTAAAAAAGGTGCAGATGTAGGATTTAGAAGAATTGGAAAAGGTGATAAAAGAAGAACTGTATTTATAGATAGCTATTTCAATAAAAAGAAAAAAGGAAGGGCTACACCAAAAGGTGTACAAGCTAATAAACAAGTATCACCTCCTAATCTAAGGCTAACAGGGGTAATGCTTAACTCATTAAAGGCACAAAGAGCGACTTCTAATAGTGTAGAGTTAAATTATAGGGATGGATTAAAGTTTGAAGGCAATGCCAAAAATGGTAGAAATGTTTATGGTCTTAATGATAAAAATGAAAACTTTGTAAAAGAATATTTTGAAAAGATTATAGATGACAGGATAGTAAAGTTTAGTAAAAAAGATATTATAATTGATTTAAATGTGTAATGGGTATTTTAAAAAAACCAACATTACTATAAATTTAATTAACTAAAGAGGAAGGCAGTATGTCTGAAACTACAACAGAAGCAGTACAAGATAATGTACAAGAGGTGGCAACTGATAGCCAGAACCAAGAACCAACCAACCCTGAAGTTGGGTCTTTAATTGCAGAAAGCAAGAAGTATAGAAACAGGGCGCAGGAAATTGAATCTAAGTATGCTGAATTGAAAGCTCAAGTTGAAAAAGATAAAGAAGCTAAGATGATAAAACAGAATGAATGGAAAGAACTGTCTACTAAGTACAAAGCTGAAATAGATAGTATTATGCCTGAATATGAAAGATTGAAAGCTATGGAAAATTCAAAAAGAGAATCTTTACTAGATACATTAGATGACGATTTAAGAGATAAATTAAAAGATGCAGATATTTCAGTAATTGAGACTGTATCTAACAAATTAAAAACAGAAAAGCAAGATGTCCCTAGTACAAGCAATACCCCTTCTGCACCAAACAATCCTTCTAATAAAAGCTGGGTAGATTTGACTAATGAAGAAAGGAGAGCAAACTGGGGAAAGATTTTGCAGAGTTATGTTAAAAGGTAAATAGAAAATGGCAAAAGGTTATCAAGGAAATGCCAGTACAACTACCTCTGATCAGCATTTTATTCCTGAAATCTGGGGAGAAGGAATCTATAAGTACTTCGACCGCAATACAGTATTTAGAGGATTAATTGATGATTATTCAGCAGTCTTTTCTGGTGCTGGATTTGGTGATGTATTACATATTCCTGAAATTAGTTTAATTAGTGCATCAGATAAATCTGCTGGTAGTGATGTTGAGTATGATGCAACTGCAACTACTGAAACTCAGTTAACAGTAAATAAACACAAATATGTCGCAAAGTTATTTGAAGATGTATTAGAAATTCAATCAAACGCAGACATGGTAGAACGCTACTCTAGAATGATGGGTGAGGCTCTTGCTAGGCAAGTAGATTCAGATATTTATTCAGAGCTTTCTAATCTAGAGTTAAGCTTAAATCTATCTGCTGATGATACTTTGACAGCGGCTAAGTTTGAAGAAGCTCTAGCAACTTTAGGTGATGCTGGTATTCCTTATATGGATGGTGAAGTAGCTATGGTTGTTAACCCTAAGTTGTTTGCTGATATTTTAAACCCAAGTGCTGGAATCGCTCAATTCTTTATTAGAAATGATGCAGTTGGTGAAGGTAATAGAGGTTTAAGATCAGGAATGGTTGGATCACTTTACGGTATGGATGTATATATGTCTAATACTGTATCAAGTGGTGGTAATTCAAATACTATTTCTGGAGTTATCTTTCATAAAACTGCTTGTGCGTTTGCCGCACAGCAAGAAGTCAGAGTTCAGTCAGAATATTCCATTGATGCCCTCGGCACCAAAGTGGTCGCAGATTTGCTCTACGGCGTAAAAAGAATAGATGATACTGATAACAAGAAAGGTATTAAAATCAGAAACGTAGATTAATCTACTTATTTATTATGGGGGTGGGTTTTACTCACCCTCATTTTAAAGGAAATAAATATGCAATATTGGTTATTAAAAAAAACAGGAAGGATGGAAAGGCTTGAGGATGAAGTTTTATCAAAACATCCTGAAAAGCTTGAAAGATTAGAAAGTCAAGGTTATGTAAGGGTAACAAGTGAAAACAACCATGAACCTTATAAAAAACCCACTAAAAAGGCTTCTGTTAAAAAAGTAGTAAAGAAAGTAGCTAAGAAAGTTACAAAAAAGAAAAAATAAATAGATAAAGCACGATCCATTCACGCTTTGTCATGGCTTAGGAAGGAAGTAAAATGGCAGACTTACACACTTATTCTGTACAAGAATCATTAAATACAACTGTTGGAGGAACTTGGACTGTAGCCACCGCAGGGACAGCAGGAAGTTCAGCAGATGTTAACAATACAACTCACAAATTATTAGCAAGTAACTCAGGAACCATTGGAGTTCATTCAGCAGTAGAAATACATTTTAATTTCACAACTACTGAAACAAATGTAAATGCTAGTAATGACATGATATTGCCAAAAAACACATTAACATTTTTAACTGTACCAAGAGGGTTAGGCAACACAATTTATTTTAATTATAATTCAACCAGTACTACAACTGGTGCTGTTAGAATAGTAGAGGTTTAAATGCAAAGTACAATGTTAAAAGCCATAGTTGAGGACTTTGGTAATGGTGGTACAATAGATGGTGATTTAGTAGTATCAGGCGACTTACAAGTATCAGGTGGAGGGTCATTAAGCTTTGATGAAATAGTATCAGGTACACAAGTTGTAGAAATAACCAATACAGAAGCTTTTTTGGTACGCAAAGCTTCAGATGGTGGTGATGTATTTATAGTAGATACCACAAATTCAAGGGTGGGTGTGGGTATATCACCTACAGTAGACTTAGATATTTCTTCCCCAAGTGGAAATGTTCAGGCAAGATTATTTAGAAATGCAAATGTAAAAACATCATTAACATTTAAAAACTCACTTCAAGAGTGGGAAATTGGTAACTCTGTTGGTGATAATAATAAGTTTACTATAAGAGATATTACAGATTCAAGAAATGCTTTTGTAATAGATGGTAGTGGTGATACATCTTTTTCAGGCACAGCAACTGTAGCTGG